CTGTGCCATCAGATCAAGCAGATAGTTTCGAGAGGCATCATTTCTTTCAGACGGGGCGAATCGTGAGAAAGTAAGTAATGGCAGAAGACCGGATTCTAAACCCGCATATACCGGGGACATATAGTCCTTTGGAATCGCTGACTATGTCAGCATTAAGGAGATTCGGTGACTTCCATCCATCAAGTTCGGATGGCGATGTAATGCTGATGTTCCTAGAATTTGGCAACCAGACTCTAGACGAAGTCAGAAATCATCCTTACTGGGATGGGACAGAGCTTGATTACTATCGTCACCCACAAGATATAAGAGAGGTGAACGATAATATAATTATTCAGGGATTACTTATGCAGTACGCAATACAGCAAGGTAGTGCTAATGTACAGATATATGCACCAGCATATTATCAGATTCTGAATAAAGAGCTTTGGGATCTCTTGAATCGCAAAGATACAGTAAATGGTGGTGGAGGCGGAAATACCGCTATTAAACTCAGACGAGTAGACGAGTCTGTTCTTAATACCACTAGATCGGGCGCAAAGAAAACAAGCCCTATAACTGGCCTTGATCTAAAAACCACAACCACATCTTCTAGTTAATGGCATCAAGCACAAAATCCCGATCTGGGGTTGCCATAGATACGTTTGCTTATGAAACATTCTCTGGCTTAGATAGTTCTAGGGACGTTCGTTCCCAAGACACCCAGAAAAACCAGTCTTTAATTCGTCTGGACAATGGGTACTGTGATTGGCGCGGCCAGATTATTAGAGATCCGGGCGCAGAGCATCGTAAGGGAACCCATCAGATAAACCATATTACATTCTATAGCCCCGATAAAACGGCATGGGCCGAACAAACTGGCGGGGAAGTAGCTTTTAATACAGATGATGACATTCGTACCGCTGTTTATCCCATAACAGCTAAAGTAGCCAGCACCGTATTTAATAGAAAAGTGCATTTCGGGGCCGCTGCTTTGCCCATGTATAGTTTTGATGGGGCTAAATGGGAAGCCACAAAATCTCCAGCACTTGCTGCAATGGGGCCAGCTTACTTTGCCTCTATTCAGCGCCGTCTAGCTGTAGCAGGTATGCCGGGGAAAGAAACAGAGGTACATCTTTCTAGGGTTGATAACGAACAAATATTTCCAGATGACGAAGATGACGAAGAAGTCAGCGCATTAAGGGCTGGTTATATAAATATCGCTAATATCCTAGGAACTGCAGACCAGATAACTGGCTTGGCCAGTTTCGAGCAAAACCGCTTGGCTATCTTTACTCAAGATAGAACATTTATCTACGCAATAGATCCGAGCATTAGTAATTGGTATTTAGATGATAGAGCTAATATCAATATTGGGACTATCTCTCACAACAGCATTGCTCACGCTGGGACAGATTTATTATTCTGCTCAAGATCAGGTATTCACTCTATAAAAAGATCTGAAGACAATGGGATCTTAGTATTTAGTCAATCAATGTCGGATCGGGTAGAAATTACATACCGAGAGTTGGTTTCTCAAGTTGAGGATGTTGAGACAATTTCTGCGGTATTTGATCAGGACGAAGGTCAGTACCATGTATTTTTCCCGATAGCAGGTGGGGAAGATTCTAGGCGTTTAACATTAACCATGAATCCAGAAACGGGGGGCACGCCTAAATGGAGCACCGGAGATTTCGTCAAGGGGCGATGCGGCGCTTTTCTTGGCGGACAATTTGTACTAGGCACTCCGGGCGGTGTATACGATGTTAAAAAGGTAGAAGACATAACAAGCATTGCCCCGGAAATGGTGGTTCAGACCCCGATACTGTGGTGTGGTTCTCTTACTCAAACTAAGGATGGGTATAGTCTATCTATTCAGGCCCAAGGAACTGGGAATGTTAACATTGAAATGACTGACGAAAATGGACGGGATTTAGGTTCCTTATTCTTTGATGTTGAACCATCAGGCGCGGACGACACATTTATAGGTAGCGTGCCATTATCCGCCCAGTATGAAAGAAAATTGGACGTTAGATTCAGGGGCATACAGCTCAAATTCACCACTCAGGCTTCGGGCCTATTCCGTCTGATCGGATTCGCTATAAACGTACGCGAGACATAATATGGCAAGACTTAGACAGCAGTACCCACAGAACTATGGATCTACGGGTAATATCAACACAGAATTTGAGAATATCGTCAGATATGTAAATGCTGCCGAATTGGGAGATAAGACGGTGGGAGAGCTTCTTGATATATTGTTCACAGAAGCAGGTGTTTTTGATGGGCCAATAGAGCTAAGAAAAGACTCAAGCTCTGGCATCCAGTATAGGGTAGGCACATATTCTGATTCAGAGACAGGCTGGATAGATCTAGTATCTCTTTCTGAAATTACTGGCGCAGCAGGATCTGTAGTCGGAGAGATTGGTGCCCCCATATTTCATGGGCGAGCCGACTATATCGCGACAGCAAGTCAAACAGCATTTGATTACGCCCACGACTCCACTGATACCTTGCTTGTATATGTAGGTGGTGTATTAAAAAGAGAGGGCGCTACTTACGACTACACCACCAGCTCTACAGGTGGAACCGGAAGCGCTGGAGTTGTTACTTTTAACTCTGGATTATCTGCAAGCACATTAGTAACTGTTTTCAAAGTACGGACTACAGCAATAACTGGATACACACGTACTGATTATGTAACTACTGGGGCACAGTCCGTTTTCGCGTTTACCCACGACGAAGATACACAGTTAAATGTATACAAGAATGGCATTCTTCAAAGGAGCGGTGGATCATACGACTACACATCCAGCAGCACCTCAAATACTGTTACGTTTAACTCTGCTGTATCCTCTGGTAACACAGTAACAATACTTACAGTAGAGAATGTTGCATCACAAGCTGTGACGGGGATTATGTTGCAGTCTGGATTCTGCGATACAACTACCGGATTGATCGATTTCGGAAAGATCACAATAGATAATAATGAAATCCCACAAGGGAAGGTTAATTCTCTAACCACTGATCTTGGATTAAAAGCAAAGCTAACTGTTTCTGGAACAACACCATCCTCTCCGTCAACTGGAGATTTATGGCACGACTCTTCAACTTCGCCGAATAAACTTAAATTCTATGATGGGACACAATGGCTAACTACAAGTCCTGAATCGTCTTTACCAAGTTTTTCTGCAACCAACGCATCACAAGCCCTGCATGTAAACGGCACAGGAACTGCTCTTGAATATAAGGCAGTCGATCTTACCAGTGTTGTTGCAGTCTCAACTAAAGGTGTAGCAAACGGCGTAGCTTCTCTGGATTCAAGTGCTCGAATTCCAATTGCACAATTACCGGAAGATGTTAGCTCTGAATCATTCCACGCTCACCCCAAAGGAACAACAACAGTCAACCAGATGATTCTAGAGACAGGTGGGGAAGGATACTCCTCTGCTCCTTCAATAACATTTACTGGGGGTGACGGCTCTGGTGCAGTTGCAACTACCACCATTAGTGGAAAAGTAGATACTGTAATAGTTACCGCTGGTGGATCTGGTTATACCAGCGCACCAACTATTGGATTTACCGGAGGTGCCGGGTCCGGTGCCGAAGCAACCGCCTATGTTAATGGCGGGGTAATTGTTGGGATAGAAGTAACAAATGGCGGGTCTGGATATACATCCAAACCAACTGTAACAATCACTGGTGGCGGTGGATCTGCCGGTGCTGCAATTACAACAGCAACGCTTGGGTTTGTTGATTCTATAACTCTAACCAACGGCGGTACTGGATTTACGTCTGCACCTACAGTTACTTTCTCCGCACCCCCAACTGGCGGCACTCTTCCAACAGCCAGAGCGCTTATGTTGCATGATCCAACTGCTGCGAACATTGTAAGAAACGGCAGTTATGATATTAAAACAATATACAAACAAAAAATAAACTTGGATGCAATACACATCGCACTAACATCTGGCACTTGTGTTGTTCAGGTTACTGTTGATGGCGCTACTGTTGGAACAACGTACTCCGCCTCTTCTGCTGGCATATCTGCAGCTTTTGCATCTCCTATAGCAGTTGACTCAACGTCATCTGCAAAGAAGATTGGATACGTTATTACAAGCGCATCTAATCCGTCAGATCTAGCAGTCACAATAGCTTCAACCAGACAGAACTAATGACCGGCGATATAAAACTCATCGACATACAAACCGAATTGGCGTGCGGTGATAAGGACGCAATTCAATTTTGTCGGATTATTGGACACATGATGCGCCTTGCCGATGATATTGTTGATGGTGAATCTGAAGATCCCAGTTCATCTATGTCTGAACTGTTGTATCGATTATGCGTAGATCTACAGCTTAATCCGTTTTACTTGAAACACAGGGAAGTTTTTATCGCTACGGCAGGGGTGGATATTTTACTTTGGGATGTCAGTAATCACTGGGCAAAGAGTTCCATTCCCAAGGAGCAGGTTTTTGGTTTTGTTTATCGCATGGCTGTAAACACATTTATTACAGTAG